TTGTGTTGGTGATTAGGTCACGCATTGCATTTTGGTAGTTGTTGTAAGATGACGTATCAACATCAAACAATACCGCTGGCATTCCAAACACCCTACACCACTGATGAAGGCTCATCTGCATTGTCTTAACAAGCTCCATATCTACCGATGATAGACCAAAGTTTAAATAGTCCCACGGAGTTTGCAATACCGCAACCTTGCCTTTATTGTCCACAGTGTTGATGTCCTCATTCACCGCTCTTTTAATTATATTTGCTTGTTCTATTGTGAAGTTTGGCACTATCGTTCCTAATGGCTTAGGAGTGATTGCACCCTTTGCTCCACCATTCGCCGCCATCATTGCACTTGCATCAGCAGCATTGTTGCTCATACGAAGTGTTTTGTATGCAGCTCGTAATGGCGACAACCCACGCAAGTGTGTTCTTGTGGTTGCATCAAAGTCAGGGTTCCAAGTTTTCCATTGGCAAACTTGTTCTTTAGGAATATCTATTCCTCTGTCCACCATAAGTCTATACCCAACGAGTCCGTAGAGGTCGTTAGGGTCGGGGTAGATGTCCAAGAAATGGGTTGGAAGTACGTTAAGTTCAGCGAACTTTCCGCCCATCTTTCCATCATTGCCGTAAATATTACCTTCTCCTGATAAAAATCTATAACCAAATAAGTTCTCGAGGAATTGGTCTTGTGCTTGGTATTCATTCGGTCTTTCTAATAATCTCGCTAATGCAGAGTTCATCACAATGTTCTCACTATATGCGTTCTTCCTCTCTATCACCGCCCTCTCAAACGCACCTTGATTGCCCAAGCCTTTTGTTAATTGCTTATAGCGAAGTAATGATGTCTTACCCTTCTCTGTATTATTTGTTTTGTAAACGTACCAAGGTATTGATGCCGCTTTACGTGCAAGGAATGACACGATGCTATACACATCCGCATTACCTAAATATCCCTCGTAAACATACTTACCATTCTCATACTCTTGTAACAACGCTCCATTGATGCCCCTAATATTTGTTGTTACATTCTGATTCGGGTTTAAACCCTTTTTCTTGAATATGTCTAATAAACCCATCTATTTTTATATTGCACCCCAAGTAACACTTGGGATAGTTAATTTACTAAATATGCCGTATCTAAGTGCATCAAGAATATGGTCATTAAACTTCACGGGAGCATCAAGTTTGTTTCCATTGCGGTCCGTTTTCCAACGATAGTTTTTTATTTCCTTTAACAAATTTACACTATCTTGGTGAATAAACAATGGTGTCGCTTTTACCGTCTTTATTCCCTCCGTCACATCTTTGTTAGCCGGTTTGGCATTAAACCCTCCCCTCACTATACTCTCTATCGTTTTCGGCTCGGCAGCATCACAATACAAATCATCCCACTTCTCAATCCCTAAAGTCTTTAATCTCTCTACCACATCATCAGTAGTCATCTTCGGCTCGTATATCAACTCCTGACAATACGCAGCATCTTCGTGAAACACAACCTTCACTAATGCAGTTGGCACGTTAAACCCAAAGTCTAATCCGTAAACCACCTCTCCGCCCTCTGGCATCTTCTCCGTTGTTTTCCAATGCGAGTATATCAAGTCTTGACTCAATCCCCTCTCTCCTAATCCATAGATAGTCCAATAGTTAGGGTCTGCATCCTTTAACCTCTCAAGCTCTGTTATCAACTCCGCTGGGAGGAATGGGTTATCACGGAAAGTTGTAATATGAAAATCCGCATCATCTCTTGGAATAACTGAATCGTAAATCCAAGATGATAAGTCAGAAGGGTTATAGTCAATCACTATCTTACCCTCAGTTCTCATTATCAACTGCATCCAAGCCTCATAAGTCAATTCGTTCGCTTCATTGCAGAATAAATACTGCCTCGCACGACCACGAATCTTTTGAGGTTGATCTGCCGATACAAACTCCACTATATTGCCATTCAAAGAATAAATCTGGTCCGTCTTGTTGTGATTGTCCTCACTATAAATCCCAAGACGGGAAAGTATATCTATAAAGTCACGTAGAACAGTACCCTTAATACTTGGAAGCGATTGCCTCACAATCGTTAAGGTCTTACCGTTCTCTTGTAACAATTTAACAATGAACCAAATTAAGATATTATAAGTCTTACCACTACGAGAGCCTCCTTGCATTACAGTTATCCTCTTGTCAGACTCCGTGAGTATCTCAAATATCTTGTTAGTTTTAAGTGTTGCATCCATTTTACGGAAAAATTAAATTTTAGTATTAGTTTATCAGTTTGAAAAGTAGGGTATAAAAGGGTGTCATCGTATAGCTTTACTTTAATCAGTAGTTTGTCAAGTTATAGGTTGCTTATCAAAAGTTAGATGGTCGATTTGCTGCTATCAAACTTCTGGATTTACCCCGCCTCGGTCCGGTTTCGTTTTCTTATGTACCTCCTCATCGTATCTTGCTCATTATCAACTACTTACACCACTTTTGCCACATTGTCATACTATTCCCTTATAACGTATATTATGATAAATAGAGTGTTAATCTATTCATATTCAATTAGTTACACATTACCTCTTCTTTCACTATTTGCGGCTTGACTACCTCGATTGATACCTGATTGAGTTGTCCCTCAATCTTAGACTCAACCTTTTGAGTTGGCATACCTAAGAAATAAGACATATATAGCTTAATTGCGTTCATATCCCCGTCCAATATCTTCTGATTCAATACCTTGAAAGCGGTTTCAGCCATTGGGGTTAGCTTCTCAATTATGGCTTGCTCGTCCATACGTTTAGGGCGACCAGTTTGATTAGGTCGCTTTCCGCCCCATTTATATTTTGGCTTATCTTGTTTGCTTTCCTCTTGCATATGCAAATTGTGTTAATCTATTTCTTTAGTCTCTTGCTTAAATTCTATCAACTCCATGTTATGCGTCAACCCATTTGTGGCGGGTTTCTCTCTCTCATAAATACGAAACTTTACCCAACCCTTTGCACTGTTAACCTCGTTTAAATATTGGATAAAATCAGTTGCAAAGATATTAAGCACTATTTCGCCCTTTCTTTGTTTCGATATGTAAAACCCTTTCTTTGTCATTAATTAACCTAAAATTATGAATAAACCAATTTATTTGTCTTATTTATTTATCAATATTATGTTGATAACTAGCTATTTATAGAATATAAATATATTTATATAAAAAAAGTTTAGTTAAAATGTACTTTGTATTGTATTAAGTATTAATTTTGTCTAAACAATTAAAACTTAAACACATGAAAAAAGCACTTTTAGTTACCCTTGCCCTTTATTCAATCATTGCATTGGTTACCTTAATTAATTGGAATATTCTTTAATCAACTTTAAAAACTACAAAAATGATCACACTTTGCATCCTATCAAATTTTAAAGGCACTAACTTAGAAACAATTAAGGCTGCATTTATTTGCATCTTATTGGATAGTACCTATTTATTACCCGCTATTTATTATAACATCTAAAAACTACAAAAATGAAAGAAACATTAACAAAAGAACAAAAGCAAAGTATTAAAAGAAAAGCTAACCAATTAGCACAAAAGCAAGTAAAGGAAATTAAGTTATCAATCGAGTGGAAAAAATCTAAAATGTACGGACATAACCCACACGCAACCGCGCAAGTTTTTCACGTTGACGGATCAATATCAAACTTTACTGCTAAATGTAGCGGATGGGGTTATGATAAGGAAAGCACTGTCTTTGCTGATATATTCAACCAATGCTTAGCCTATCACTTTCACACAACATTTAAAAGTATCAAAGCACCTTATGGGGTTAGTTTATCCAATCCTGATTGGTTGTATTATGCTGGAGGTGTTGGTGTATCTTGTTACTATGATATTGTTGCGGCTTTGTCTGGTAAAATGGATAAAATGGGTTGGGGCAATAATTTTGACGTTTATAACATTAAATTTATTTTATGAGAATTAAAAAAGACACTTTAAAAGCTATTCTATTTTGGGTAGCTTTTATTTGCGCTCTAAAATTGGTTAACATTATCGAACAATTATAACACACACTAAAAAACACAAAAATGAAATATTCACTTTGGAAATTAGACCACGAAAGTATTTACACTGTCATAGCTTATAAAATAAAAGACACTAATTCGGAAAAAGAAGTAGATAATTGGATAGATAAAAGTTATTCAAATGTTGCATCTTTTTATAGAGAAGAAACTGAATTAAATGCAAGTTATTTACAAACTATTTAATAAATTAATAAACACACACTAAAACACACAAAAATGAAAAAGTACGAAAAATTAGAAAACACAAACTTAGAGTTAAAGATTGAATTGTATTACAAGAAAGAAGGGGAAAGGGGTTATTATCTCAGCGTTTCACCCGTTCAGCGTGAATTTCAGGGAAACATAATTATAGAGTCTTTTACGGCTTATAGGGGGTATAATAAGCAAATATTACCTGTAAAAAAACAAAGTAAAAAAAGCTACAATTTAGCCTTAAGCGAATCCCCAGAATGGATAGATATTATGAAAGACAAAATTTTTGCAAATATTTAATAAACACACACTAAAACACAAACAAAATGAAAAAGATCCACACACTTTGCGCAACTCCTGACAATTTACGCCCAGCAATGCAGTATCTTGAAATTTCAAACGGCTTTGTATATGGCACTGATGCACACATTTTGGCGAAGATCCCACAAAATGAAATTTTCGGTACTGAGTTTTTCCCTACTGATAAAAAATTTTACATTGAGGGTAAACAATGGAAAGCTCAAAAAATGTATCAAGCAACTTATTTTAGGGAAATTTCAGATTTCAGTCAATCTGGGATGTTAATGGCTTTTGATAAAAAAATGAACGTTTTAGGTATTTGTCAATTTTATACCGAACAAGATTTTGAATATAAGGTAGGAAAGTTCCCAGATTGTGAACGTGTTTTGTATGCTTCGGACGTTATGCCTGAAAATATTACTCAAATTGGCTTTAACCCTGATTTATTTGCAAGATTAACCGAAGCATTGGAAGATAAAATGAGGACATTTAAATTGTCTTTTTTTGGGCAAAATAGGGCAATATTGGTTGAGCATACTGCACCTGATGAATTTACAAAAGGTATTGGCGTAATTATGCCAATCAAGATAGGTTAACTGATGAGGCTTGATATTAGCCGAAATAAAGCCCGTTAATTCATTTTAACGGGTTTTATCTTAACCATAAATTTACACTAATGAAAAAAGAACAATTCGGCAAAGAACTTTATCAGTTCATTTGTGAGTATTACCACGCTTTATTAGAAGAGTATCAACGCTTAACAATGGCGGAAAGATCAAAAATGCCTTTCCCCGCCTTTTGCGTTGTATTTTGGCTTGAAGTATCAAGCAAACAAAATTAAACGCAATTTAAAGCCATTTTAAGCCACTAAATTAGTAAAATGATACCTAACTATTCACCACGTAATAAAAGCCCGTAAAACGGCTGTAAATAGCGTTAAATTCAATTGATATATTTTCGCAATATGTTGCAAAGGTATGGCATACCTATTTGTACTTACTTAAGTGCATTTAGGTACTGCCAAAAACCTGTGTGAAGGAACTGAACACAGCCAAAAACCCTATGCAACAAAAACCCCAACAAAAACTCCCGCCAAAAACCCCAACAAAAACTCCTTAAGGTGTACCAAAAATCTGCCAAAAATCTTTTACTTTATCTCCACCCCAAAAACTTCCAGGGCAGCTTTGACTTTGGTGTACTCTACCCCGTAAGGTATTGTTACACTGAAAGTGAAATCTTGTTTCCAATTCTTGGTAATATGGTTCGAGCATTCATTAACCATATCGACAAAAACCCCATAATCGGTGTCGATCATATCATTTGATACCTTGACTGAGTTCATCACCGTTGCGTGATCCCTACCCGACAAAAACTCCCCAATAGCCAAAAGCGAAGCGTTGGTATGCACTCGAGCCATATAGCAAAACAAATGCCTCGCCATTGCAATCTCCCTCATTCTGCTCTTTCCAATAACCTGATAAGATGGTACACCACTTACCTCAACTACCGCTTCCATTACATTACTTAAATTAACCATATATATACTTTTTAAAATAATTTATAATGTTGATAACTATCAATATAAAGATAACAAAAAACCTTAAACATAAGTTACACACTTAGAGTGAAAACAAGATAATTGAAATTATCTTGGTACACGATAACACGATATTCACGATTTTCCTTACTCCACCCACTCCTATATTTTTTTGCCAAAAAAAAGGTGGGCATAGAAAAAACATAGAAAAATCGTGTAAATCGTGTACCGGACTGATTATCAGCACTTTAATCGTGTACTAATCGTGTACCAATCGTGTACCCAAGACCAAAATCGTGTACCCAAAAGTGATTTTTGTATCATAATACTTGTTCTACCAAATCAGTCTCTACAAACTTCACACATTTTTTGTTATTATGAGCCTTCGATCGCGTACTTTGGTACACGATTTTTAAAATAGTACACGATTCGTCAATCGCCTTTGAAAACCTTTTCATCG